GATCGCGCAACGCATGGGCCGGGGGTATCCTTAAGTACGCAATATAAGGACGGTCGTACCACTGAGTATTACAAGTGGTCGATTTTGCCTTATACCGTTACTCGAGGGACTCTCCCCTTAGCCAAGACTGCCATTAGTACTGACCCTCAGTGGGTTGGTGCTCTTGACAATTGGTACCGAGAACAGCATTCGGTGCCTGTTGGCCAGCCGATAGATATTGATCATTTTTGGTCCTCTGTCTTACGGGTGGTTGATGGCAGTCGTACTACCACCGTGCCCAAAACGTTCGATATTGATCGGACGATTGCGATTGAGCCGGTACTGAATGTGTATTTTCAGTTGGGTGTGGACCGGGTCCTCCGCCGCAAGTTACTTCGCGGTTGGGGATTCGATCTTAATACCCAGGAAAGGAACCAGACTTTAGCCAAAATCGCTTCGGAAGATGGTGACTTAGTCACTGTCGACCTTAGCATGGCTTCTGATCTTATCTCACTTAAAATTTGTGAGATGTTCCTTCCACCTGCCTGGTTTGACCTTTTGCTTGATCTCCGGTGCCCTAAAACGGCTATCGGTGATACTAGCATCCCGTTAGAGAAAATATCCTCTATGGGTAATGGTTTTACCTTCGCATTGGAGTCACTTATCTTTGCAAGCCTTGTGCGTTGTAGCATTCGGCGAACGAAGAGTGACAGGAAGTGTGCTGTGTTTGGCGACGATATAATTATCGCCAAGACAGCCTATCCTTTTCTGCGTGATTTACTATCCCTTTGTGGATTTAAGGTGAATGAGGATAAAACCTATTCATCTGGTCCGTTTCGGGAATCATGCGGTAAGGATTACTTCTCTGGGCACGACGTTAGGCCTATCTTCCTCAAGAGGGATATCAAGGGAGTGCAAGATTTGTTTTACTTGCACAATTCGCTGGTTTCTACATCAGCGAAGTTACCTTGGTATTGGGGTGTCCGTGTTGAAAAGACTCTGGCGATGATTACCGCTTGGATACCTGCGAACATTCGCAGGCAATTCCACGGTCCATCATCAGAGTCCCTAGACACTCACCTCTTTACTTCGAGGAAGCTTCCTAAGAACGGATTCGGACAACGCTATTACTGGCAGCTTCATATGAGGCCGCTAGTGTTTAATAAGCGTACCGAGTTCTTCTTCAGAAAGCTCATGTGCAGACCTCGCCCGACAGCCCGG